TTACCAAGCGTAATAGAAATGGACAAACTAAGTCGGGATTATATTCTTTGTTTATTCCTATGGAATGGAATTACGAAGGATTCATTGATGAATTCGGACGACCTGTATTCACTAATCCTGAGCAACGAACATTTGATCCACATGGAATAGAAATAGATCAAGGTGTTATAAATCATTGGGAAAACGAAGCTGATGGCTTGCGCAATGATCAAGATGCTTTAAATGAGTTTTATAGACAATTTCCAAGAACTGAAGAGCATGCATTTAGAGATGAAACTAAAAATAGTTTATTTAATCTTATAAAAATATATGAACAAATAGATTATAATGAAGGTAATAAAAACTCTTCAGTAACAACGCTAGGTAATTTTCAATGGCTAAATGGAGTTAAAGACACTCGAGTAACTTTTAATCCAGATCCTAATGGTAGATTTAATATAAGTTGGGTGCCAAGTCAAAAACTACAAAATAACGTTATAATAAAAAACGGTGTTAAATATCCTGGTAATGAACACGTTGGTGCTTTTGGCTGTGACTCATATGATATATCTGGAACAGTAGATAACAAAGGTTCTAAAGGAGCTTTGCATGGTTTAACTAAGTTTTCAATGGAAGATGCACCGGCTAATACGTTCTTTTTAGAATATATAGCTAGACCACAAACTGCTGAGATATTTTTTGAAGACGTTTTAATGGCATTAGTATTTTATGGCATGCCGCTACTTGCAGAGAATAACAAACCAAGACTATTATACTATTTACGTAGAAGAGGTTATAGAGGTTTTAGTATGAACAGACCTGATAAAATATGGAATAAATTATCAGTTGCAGAAAAAGAAGTAGGTGGTATACCAAACTCTAGTGAAGACATAAAGCAAGCACATGCTGCTGCAATTGAAATGTATATTAACGACCATATTGGCTTATTAGAAGATAGCACTTATGGTACTATGTATTTTAACGAAACATTAAACGACTGGTCGAAGTTCGATATAAATAGAAGAACAAAGCATGATGCTTCAATAAGTTCTGGACTAGCTGTTATGGCTTGTAATAGACACTTATATAAACCAAATCCTAAAAAACAAAGAACAAAGATAGACCTTAATATATCCAAATACAATAACAAAGGTTTTCAATCAACAATAATAAAACAATAGTATGAATTATTATCAATCATATTTTCCTTCACAAGCTGTTAGTGACTCTGAAAAAATGTCACAAGACTATGGAGAAAAAATTGCTAAAGCTATAAAACATGAGTGGTTTGGTGAAACGAGATCTAAATATACAAACAACTTAACAAACTTTCATAAGCTAAGACTATACGCAAGAGGCGAACAATCTGTTCAAAAATATAAAAATGAATTATCTATAAATGGTGATTTATCTTATTTAAATCTAGACTGGAAACCAGTACCTATAATACCTAAGTTTGTTGATATAGTTGTAAACGGTATGGCTCAAAGAAATTACCAAATAAACTGTTATTCTCAAGATATGTACGGTGTTAATAAAAGAACAGAGTACATGGAATCTATGCTTAGAGATATGCAAGCTAAAGCCTACAACGATGTTGCTAAAGCTAATTTTAATATAGACTTATACGAAAACGATCCTAAAACTCTACCTGATTCAGAAGAAGAACTAGCGCTTCACATGCAACTAGAATATAAACAAGCTGTTGAATTAGCTGAAGAACAAGCGCTAAAAGTTTTAATGGAAGGTAGTGACTACGATTTAGTTAAAAGAAGATGCTTGTATGACTTAACTGTTATAGGTATTGCTGCTACAAAAACATCTTTTAATTTTAATGAAGGTGCACACGTAGAGTACGTAGATCCGGCTAATATAGTTTACTCACATACAGAATCTCCTTATTTTGACGATATATATTATGTTGGTGAAATAAAAGAATTACCAATAAATGAGTTAGCTAAAGACTTTCCTGAACTAACAGAATCTGATATAGAAGATATAGTTAGTAAGTCTGGATCTAATTATTATAATGGTGTAAAAAGAAACTACGATAGAGATCAAAATAAAATAGAAGTATTATATTTTAATTATAAAACTCACATGAATGATGTTTATAAATTAAAAAAGACAGCTAGTGGAGGTGAAAAAGCTATACAAAAAGACGACACTTTTAATCCACCTGTAAAAAATATGGAAGGAGATTTTAGTAAGTTAGAAAGAGTTGTTGAAACTTTATATGAAGGTGTTTATGTTTTAGGTTCTGATAAGTTATTAAAATGGAACATGTGTCAAAACATGATGAGAAGTGATTCTGATTTTAGTAAAGTTAAAATGAATTACCAAATAACAGCTCCTCGCATGTATGAAGGTAGAATAGAAAGTTTAGTAAGTAGAATAACTGGCTTTGCAGATATGATACAACTAACGCATTTAAAGCTACAACAAGTTATGGCTCGTATGGTGCCAGATGGTGTATACTTAGATGCAGATGGTTTAGCAGAAGTTGATCTTGGTAATGGTACAAACTATAATCCACAAGAGGCTTTAAACATGTTTTTTCAAACTGGTAGCGTTATAGGTAGAAGTTTCACATCAGATGGTGATATGAATCCTGGTAAAGTACCAATACAACAAATAAACAATGGTGTTAATAGTGGTAAGATACAAAGTTTAATAACTACTTACAACTACTATTTACAAATGATTAGAGATGTGACTGGTTTAAATGAAGCTAGAGATGGTAGTTTGCCAGATAAAAACGCTTTAGTTGGTGTACAAAAACTAGCAGCTGCTAATTCAAATACAGCAACAAGACATATACTACAAGCTATGATGTATTTAACAGTTGAAGTAGCAGAGTGTTTATCATTAAGAATATCAGATATAGTAGAATACTCTCCAACAAAAGAAGCTTTTATACAAGCTATTGGCGCTCATAACGTAGCTACATTAGATGAATTAAAAAATTTACACTTATATGATTTTGGTATATTTATAGAATTAATGCCAGATGAAGAAGAAAAAGCTATACTTGAAAATAACATACAGCAAGCGTTAGCTCAAAAGCTTATAGATTTAGATGATGCTATAGATTTAAGAGAAGTTAGAAACGTTAAGCTAGCTAATCAGCTTTTAAAAATAAAAAGAAAAAAGAAACAAGAGCGTGATCAAGCTATACAACAACAAAATATTGAAGCTCAAACAAGAGCTAATAATCAAGCTCAACAAGCTGCCGCTCAAATGGAAATACAAAAAACACAAGCTAAAACTTTAGCTGAAGCTGAGCTTGAAAAAACTAGAAATGAATTAAAAACAAATTATCTTCAACAAGAAGTTGACGCTAAAAAAGAGTTAATGAATCATGAGTTTAGTTTAAATGCTCAGATAAAACAAGCTGAAGCTTCTATGTTAAATTCAAAAGAATCTATAAGAGAAGATAGAAAAGATGCTAGAGTTGATAGACAAGCTATGCATCAAAAACAGATGATAGAGCAAAGAAGTAGTGGTAGTTCACTTAAAAACTTTGAATCATCAGGTAATGATATACTTACAGGGGGAGCCAATACAGAAAGGTTCGGACTCTAATATTTAATATTTTATAAAATTTTATTATGGCAGAAGAAAATAAAGATGTTATCGAAGAGGTAACTGAAAACGTAGAACAACCTACTGAAGAAGTTGTAAAAGAAACGACAACACAACCAAGAGATGAAGATGGTAAGTTTGTGTCTAGATTTGATAGTGCTGATGATCCAAGCGTTATTAAAGTTAACTTAGATGCTCCACCACCTTTGCCAAAAGAAGAGAAAGAAGAAAAGCAAGAGCAAGAGGTTGTTGAAGAAAATAAAGAAGAAAAAGTTGAAGAAGTAAAAAAAGAAGTTATAGAACAACCAATACTTGAAGAAGTTTCAGAACAAGTTGATAATAAAGAAGAAACAGTTGAAGAAGTAAAAGAAGTTGTTGAAGAAGCTGTTGAAGAAGCTGTAGCAACAGGAGAACCGTTACCAGAAAATATTCAAAAGCTTGTAGACTTTATGGACGAAACTGGTGGTGATATACAAGATTATGTAAACTTAAATAGAGACGTTTCTAAAATGGATGACTCAGATGTATTAGATGAGTACTACAGAACAACAAAGTCTCATTTATCTGCAGATGAAAGAAACTTTTTATTAGAAGATACGTTTGGTGTTGATGAAGAAATTGATGATGAAAAAACTATACGTAAAAAAAAGATAGCCCTCAAAGAGCAAGTTGCCGAGGCTAGAGCCCACTTAGACAGGCAAAAGTCTAAATACTATGAAGAAATCAAAGCTGGAAGCAAACTTACTAGTGAACAGCAGAAAGCTATTGATTTTTTTAATAGATATAATAAAGATCAAGAACAACAAAATAAATTAAACGAAGAAAGTAAAAAAATATTTTTAGATAAAACAAATAATTTATTTAACAACGATTTCAAAGGTTTTGAATATAACGTTGGAGATAAAAAATATAGGTTTAATGTTAAAGATGTTGATAAAGTAAAGACTACTCAAAGTGATATTAATAATTTTATTAATAAGTTTGTTAATGAAAATAGTTCCACTATTGACGATGCTAAAGGTTATCATAAATCTTTATTTACTGCTATGAACGCGGATGCTATTGCTAAGCACTTTTACGAGCAAGGTAAGGCAGACGCTACTAAAAATAGAGTTGCTAAAGATAAAAATATAAATCTAGAACCTAGAAAAACACACGGCGAAACTAACGTTGGGGGCGTTAAGTATAAGGTGCTAGGACAATCTTCTGCTGATTTAAAAAATAGATCTTTTAAAATTAGAAAGAAAAATTAACTTTAAAAATTTATAATTATGGCAATTAATCCTGGTAATAATTTGAATAGCGTACCTGCTCCACAAAAGCAAACGTTCGCTTCAAATTACTTAGATTTTACGAGCTCCACTAATGACTGGAGACAACAATACCTGCCAGACTTAATGGAACAAGAAGCTGAAGTTTTCGGACCAAGAACAATTTCTGGTTTCTTATCACAAGTCGGAGCAGAAGAGGCTATGACATCTGATCAAGTTGTATGGTCTGAACAAGGTAGACTACACCTTTCTTACAAAGGTAAAATAGCTACAGGTGACACTAACAGTGGTGATAATGCTGGTACTGGCGCTACTACTAAATTAACAATTGAATCTGACATTGATGAAACAGCTGGTTTTACAGCTACAGATCATGGTATTAGAGTTAACGATACTGTTATCGTTGCTAACTCTGCTGGAGTTTTTAAATGTTTAGTTGTTGGAAGAACTAATCAATTTATTAGTATCACTGCTTATGATACAGCATCTGGTTTACTAGCTGACTCTAACAATTCAAAATCGTGCACTATATTAGTATATGGTTCTGAGTTTGGTAAAGGATCAAGATATATGGATGGTGGTACAGTTACTACTCAAACTGATTCAAGAGGTGCTAACGAGCCTGACTTTAAAACTTTTACTAACAAACCAATTATAATGAAAGATTACTACGAAGTATCTGGATCAGACGCTTCTAGAATTGGTTGGGTAGAAGTAACTTCTGAGACTGGTCAAGGTGGTTACCTTTGGTATTTAAAAGCTGAAGCTGATACAAGAGCTAGATTTACTGATTATATTGAAATGGCAATGCTTGAATCAAAGAAAAATGTTGCTGGATCTTTAGCTGACGGATCAAACGTTATTACAGGTTCTGCTGCAGGCGCTGGTAATGTTGGTACTCAAGGTTTATTTGATGCTATTGAAGACAGAGGTAATGTTACTACTGGTGTAACTGGTGTTAACGCTGCTACTGATTTAGCTGAGTTCGACGCTATACTAGCCGAGTTCGACAAGCAAGGTGCTATTGAAGAATACATGATGTTTGTTAATCGTGCAACTAGTTTAGCTATTGATGACATGCTTGCTTCAATGAACTCTTACGGAGCTGGAGGTACTTCTTATGGAGTATTTGACAACGACGAAGATATGGCATTAAACTTAGGTTTCTCAGGATTTAGAAGAGGTTCTTACGACTTCTATAAGTCTGACTTTAGATACTTAAATGATAAAGCTACAAGAGGTGGTATTAACGATGCTGCTGGAACAGATGCTATTAGAGGCGTTTTAATTCCAGCTGGTACATCTACTGTGTATGATCAGCAATTAGGTAAAAACTTAAAGCGACCTTTCTTACACGTTAGATATAGAGCTTCTGCAACTGATGACCGAAGAATGAAGACTTGGGTCACTGGTTCTGTCGGGGCTACTACGTCTGCGCTTGATGCAATGCAGTTACACTTCTTAACTGAAAGATGTTTAGTTACTCAAGGTGCTAACAACTTTATGTTAATGAAGTAAGACTATTTATTTATAAGGGCGGTCTCGTATCGCCCTTATATTTTTTTTAATTTTTATTATATTATATTATGGCAAATAAAAAAGAAACAACTAAGGTTAAAGAACCTGTAGTTGAAGAAACAATAGCTGTTGAAGAACAGCCGGTTGTAAAAAAACAACCTAAGGTTGAAGCTCCTAAAATAAAAGCTAAATCAAAAAATACTTGGCAAGTAAAAGATAGAGTATATTATTTAAAAGGAAGAAAAAAGCCTTTATCTCACTCTATAAGATCTTCTAATTTATTTTGGTTTGATACAGAAAAAGGTTATGAAAGAGAAATAAAGTATTGTCAAAACCAAAGAACGTGCTTTGTTGACGAAATGAAAGGTGATCAAAGATTAGAGCATATTATTTTTAGAAGCGGTAGTTTATTTGTACCAAAAGAAAAAGTTACATTACAAAAGTTTTTATCTTTATATCATCCTCATAATGGTAAATTATTTTATGAATACAAGCCTGAAGTTGTAGCTGAAGATCAAATTGAAACATTAGAATTAGAAGCTGATGCTATAATTCTAGCTAGACAAATTGATATTGATTTAGCTGAAGCTATAATGAGAGTAGAGAAAGGATCTGAGGTATCTAATTTAAGTTCTAAAGAACTTAAAAGAGATTTATTAGTATTTGCTAGAAATAATCCTAAATTATTCTTAGAACTAGCAAATGATGATAATGTAGTTCTTAGAAACTTTGGTATTAAAGCGGTTGAACAAGGTGTATTAAAATTATCAAGTGATCAAAGGTACTTTACGTGGGCATCAAATAATAGAAAGGTAATGACAGTTCCTTTTGACGAACATCCATATACTGCTTTAGCTCATTGGTTTAAAACTGATGAAGGTATGGAAATATATTCAAACATAGAAAAAAGATTTAATTAATATCTTTTAACTTAATATTAATAGCCACTCATTATGGGTGGCTATTTTTATTTAAGGCTAACCTTTCACTTTATTATGTAACTATATTATAGTAAAATACACTTATAAAAAAACAACATGATAAGTATAAATAGAGTATATCAAAAAGTATTAGCTATAGCAAATAAAGAACAAAGAGGTTATATAACGCCTCAAGAGTTTAACTTGTTTGCTGACAAAGCTCAAATGGAAATATATACAGGTTATTTTCATAGAATAAAAAACTCAACAATGAAACCTTCTAATCAAGAGCCTTATGCTGACGAAGTAGAAATATTAGAAGAAAAGTTACATCCGTTTCATATTGATAGAACTTATAACGTAACTACTAATTCGCTAGATCTTACTTCTGATCCTAGTGACTCAACAGCTACAATAGAAGATATACATAAGTTAATAAGTGTAACAGCTCTTAGTTCTTCTAGAGGAGTTGGTAATAAATTAACACAATTAAATAAACATCAAATAGCTTATACAGAAAATAATCCACTAACAAAAGCTACTTTAAAAAGATCTATATTTGTTAGAGAAGATGCCAATACATTAACTATATTACCATCTGCATCAACAAGTACATTTAATGTAGACTCAAACAGTAACGGCTCTAATGATGCTGAGTCTTTTGAAGTTAGTTATTATAAAAGACCTTTACCTCCTAATTGGACTTACAATGTTTTAGGTGGCAAAGCTCTTTATAATGGTAGTGCTGCAGACTTACAGAACTTTGAGTTACATCCTAGTGAAGAAGAAGTTTTAGTTTCAAGAATATTAATGTTAGCTGGAGTTATGATGAAACAACCAGATGTACAACAAGCCGGTATAGCCGATCTTCAAATAATAAATCAATCGCAAAATAATTAAAAATGGGATTACTAAGTCAAAGCCAGTCACAGTATTATAATTCAAGCAACTCTGCTAATTATGGAGACTATCAGTTTACTTCTTTAGAAAATATTATAAATGCTTTTATGTTTGCTTATGTTGGTGAAGATAAAATTATAGGTAAAGTAAATAGAACTGATGTGCAGTTCCATGCTATGAGAGCTATACAAGAATTATCTTACGATGTATTAAGGTCTTTTAAGTCTCAAGAAATAGAAGTACCTAATACACTTTCTATGATATTACCTCAAGACTATGTTAACTATGTTAAATTAGTTAGAGTAGGTGATGATGGTATTGAGAGAATTTTATATCCAGCTAGAAAAACTTCAGATCCTTTTGCTATAACTCAAGATGCTGATGGTAATTATGACTTTTCTACTGGCGCTAAAAGAAAAATAACAATTGATTTTACTTCAGGTGTAGTACCTGACGACAGAGGTGTAAAGTTAGGCATTGTTTCAGGTGGTGTTCAAAATGATGTTTATTTTATAGTTCAAGATAATACTGCTGACTCTTCTCCTTTAAACCTTCAAATAGGTACAGATTTAATAGAAGTTAATAACTCTATAGCTCAAGTTGTTTTAATGACAGTATCTTCTTTAACAACAACTTCTCAAGCAGCTGCTTTTGCTGAAGCTATAAATAATTTTGCTGGTGGTAATTTTTATACAGCAACTTCAGAAGGACCCTTGTTAACTGTTGAGTATAAATTTGACAACATATCAACACCAACTTCAGAAGGAATATTAGCTAGTAGTGGTTCAGTAGCTGTAGCTCCAACTGTTATAAACGCGGGTAGCTCTGCTGGTGATAGTCTAATAGAACAAGTACCTAGTGATACATTTAGTAGTTTTAAAAGTCAAACACCTGTAGATTATCATCACTATGATATAAACTATGTTACAGATATAGAAGTGTCTAATAAAGGAAGAAGGTATGGATTAGATCCTCAATACTCTCAAATGAACGGTAGTTTTTTTATAGACAACTTAAGAGGTTTGATAAAGTTTGGATCTGATTTAGCGGGTGAAACTATCACACTGCACTATGTTAGTGATGGCTTAGGTACTGACGCTGAAATGGTTGTGCATAAATTTTGTGAAGAAGCTGTTTATAAACATATAGCTTATGGAATTTTATCTACTAAATCTAATATACCACCATTTATAGTTCAAAGATTTAAACGAGAGAAATTTGCTGAAACTAGAAAAGCAAAAATAAGATTATCAAACATTAAGATAGAAGAATTTACACAAGTACTAAAAGGTATGGGTAAACAAATTAAATAGTTATGCCGGAAATTAAACACACATTTACTGCCGGTAAAATGAACAAAGATCTTGATTTAAGATTAGTTCGTAACGGTGAATATAGAGATGCTAAAAACATACAGGTTAGAACAACAGATGCAGACTCATCTGGTGATGGCTCAGCTGGTACAGCTCAAAATTTAAAAGGTAATAAAGAGTTAGGTGGTGCTTATGTTACAACTGGTTATGATGGCAACTCTACAAAAATAATAGGTAGTGTTGCTGATGAAAAAAGTAACAAGTCTTATTTCTTTGCGGCCGCTCCACTTCCAAGTGATGGCAATGGTATTGCAGATAAAAACACTATAAGCGCTGAGTCTATAAACACTAGTGATTTAGATAACAAACTTAAATTTTGGGTTGACAGTATTATAGAAGTTGATGCAGATACTGAAACAGTTCAACCTATTTTTGTAGATGTTTTTGGTATTACTGGTTTAGGTTCTGAAATACTTTCTAGTGAACCTGGTGATAGTAATAATCCTAGTGCTATTTTTTTAACAGATCAGTCTTCTAGCGCTGCTTCAGTTACTGCTTTTACCTCTAATACTTACACGTCTTTTAATGTTAAAAATGATGTTAAAGACCAAATTAAAGTTGGTATGAGAGTTAGGTTTACTCTTGTTAGTACATCTGGTGTTATTCAAAACATGACTAACGGTGAGTTTAATGTAGATGTATCTATACCTTCAAATGAAAATTTAGACTTATCTAGTGATTTTGAAACTTCAAACGAAGTAATTAGCATAAATGGAAATACAGTTTTTATAGATCAGTCTGGACAACAATTAAACATGAGTGAATTATCTGGTACTTTTATAATTCATTTTTTTGATCCTGAAAGAGTTTTAAATTTTAATTACAATTCTAAAAACATATCAAGCTCTATAAATATAATTGATGATTTATTGTTTTGGTCAGATGGTGTTGATGAACCTAAAAAAATAAATATAAAAAGATGTTTAGCTGGTACAGATACAGAAACATATTTAACGAGTCCAAAGCACACTAAGCTTATGGTTAAAAAAGCTGATGGTAGCTTAGGAAAAATATCATCTGTTGAAAATTTAGATACACCTAACAATCCTAATAATTTTATAGGTGTTAAAAAAGAACACATAACTGTTATAAGAAAAAAACCTACTACGCCACCTATACTTGAAATGAAGAGAACTAATAGGTCTGGACAGTTAGTTGTTAATGTAGATTACCCAAATACAAATTCATCTGGTAATTTAATAGGTGGTTTTGTGTCTTATTATACAAACCCTCAAGATATTGATGAAGACGGCGTTGTAAATATTGTTGAAACTGAAACAGACTCACCTTCATCTGCAGATCAAACTTACTTAATACAACCTGGTGATGAAGTCGCTACAGGTGGATCTGAAAGATATATTAGATTACCATCTGATATAGACATTAGAGAAAACGATATACTTAGGTTTTCTAGTACTTCTTTTAATTTATCACCTGTTATTATAGACGCTCAAGTTATACAAGGACCTATATTTTATGAAGCATCAACAGATACTAACGGTTATATAATCAAGTGTGTATTTGTTGATAGTAGACTAAGTTTACTACAACCAACTAATTGGGATGTAGAAGTTTTATTATCAAAACCACTTTTTGAAACTAAATTTGGTAGGTTTGCTTATAGGTATAAATACGAAGACGGTGAGTGCTCTGCTTTTTCACCCTGGTCTGAGTTAGCTTTTTTACCTGGCGATTTTTTATATTCACCTAAAAATGGTTTTAACTCTGGCATGGAAAACAATGTTAGAGAACTTGTTGTTAGAGGTTTTATTCCTAGCAACTCAGTAAGACCTCATGATGTTAGAACTGTTGATGTGCTTTTTAAAACAACAGATGATGCCAATGTGTATGTTGTTAAAAGTATAACAAGGGAAATAGATGATGAGTGGGAAAACTTTGTTGATGCTTTTGATGGCTCTGGTAATGAACTTGAAGTTGTAGAAGATTTTGGTAAGTTAACTATAACATCTGAAATGATAAATAGAGTTTTAGAGTCTAATCAATTATTAAGATCTTGGGACAATGTTCCTAGAAGTGCTAAAGCTCAATCGGTTACTGGTAGTAGACTAGTTTATGGTAACTACGTACAGGGTTATGATATAAACAATAACGTTGGTTTAAAACAATTAATAATATCAAATCCTGTTGCTTTTCCAACACCTGAAAAGTCTGTTAAGTCTATGAGGACTTATAAGTGGGGTATGGTGTTCGGAGATAAATACGGTAGAGAAACACCAGTACTACCTAGTACTTTTAAAACAGATTCAGGTGAAGTTATAACCGGAGATGCTGCTGTAGAAAAGTCTTTAAGTTATTTTAAAAATAACTTTCAATTACAACAAGACTGGTCTAGTCAACCTGAAGACTGGATGGATTATGTTAAGTATTATGTAAAAGAAATATCTACAGAGTATTATAATCTAGTTATGGATAGATATTTTGACTCTGGTGACGATGGTGTTTGGATATCATTTAACTCTGCTGACAGAAACAAAGTTGATGAAGAAACTTACTTAATACTAAAAAACGAACATGGTAGTCAAACACCTGTTTTGGAACCTGCTAGATATAAAATTTTAGCTATAGAAAATGAAGCACCTGAATTTATAAAGAGAAGAAAAGAACCTATTGGTAGTGTTATTATTGACTCTAGTAATATATATGGAACAGATGACGTATCAGATGCTGTACCAACTTTGTTATCTAATCAAAATGAAATTAACACCGAAAATGAATTTAGTTTTACTAAAGATGATTTTAAAGGAACTGCTATAGTTAAAATAAAAGGTACATTTGTAAATAACAATATAACGCCAGCTGTTACATTTACAGCTGAAAGCCCATTTAGAAATATAGGTAATTTTACCGATGGAGGTATATATATAACAGAGGTTTTTTCTAGTGAAGATGTTGATATGTACAATATTATAAACAATCAATTAATTGAACTAGGTATATCTGCTGACTTACCTCAATCTTCTGTTGATGGACTTGGTGATGGTGAAACAGCTAGTATAGTTTATAGTTTAGAATTTTTTGATGAAGTACCTATTGAGGGGCCAGAATTTAACGGTAAGTTTTTTGTAAAAATACAAAGAAACGAAACATTAGACGCTAAAATAACTTCTCAAAGTTCTGGAGATTATAATATAGAGCAAGAGTTTGACATAGCTTATATATCTAACACGTTAGATAATCCAGCTTCAGTTGGTCCAAAAAGTACTTATACTTGGGGTACTAATACTGTTAGCGGCTTTACATCAGGTAATATTGAAAGCCTTGTTGATGCGCCTAGCACATCAAACAACACGTTAAGATTTAATTTTAATGATGAAGGTGATACTTTAGTGCTAAATGCTAACAACACACAAGGTGTAAATAAGTTTGGACCTGGAGATCCTATAGCAACAAAAACGTTTTGGCAAAATTGGTTTAATACAACTACAACTCAAATATTTATAGATGAAGCTCCAGCTGCTATGGATTACACTTTTAGAATTACTAGCGATGAAAGTGTTGGAACAAATTTAGTAAATCCGTTTTATAGCTCAAGAGTACTACATTATTTTGGAAGTGACAAGCCTATTAGTCATAGTCTTTATAGAGTTAACGGTTCTAACGATGCTAACGGTTTAGAATTTAATGGTGTTACAGGTCCACAAATATTTGGAAGGTTTGAAAGCGATGTTAATCTTCCTATTAATTTAGGTAGCGCAACTGGTAATATACAAACAACTGTTTTAAGTGAGCCTTTTCAACCACTAGCCACTGTAACAGGAGAGGTATCTAACGGAGGATTTGGTAATATAGGCTATAGTGAAAACTTTAAACCAGCGGGCTTGTCTGTTGGTTTTGCTGAGTCAGGTCAGTTTGGTCAATTAACCTTTTCTTGTGTAAGTAACAATATTAGTACTACTAACGGTAGAGGTGTTAATACCACACAAAGAGGTAAAGTTACAACTACTGGAGGTGGTGGTAATGGTGGTGCGTATGGAGCAAATCAATATCAAAATAATAGTTCATACAACGTATCTTTTGATGCTACTACTGAAACATATCCAACTCAATTTATACCTGGAACTAATGAAGATTTTAAAAATAAAATGCAAACAGCTGGAACTTTATTTAGGTTTCCATCAGATCCAAGTGGCACTGTTTATAGAGTTTTAACAAATGAACAAGAGGTAAATCCATTTCCTGCTTTAGTAGGACAAGCTTCTAATGCAGACTTAGAAGATAATTCAGATATATTTGAAGGTCCTTTAAGTATACATAGAGTCTCTAATTTTTACGATCAGACACAGACTGAGGAAAGTAATATTAATGAAACAGCTTCATTAAGATCTTCTTTTATAATTAGATTTGCAAGAGTTGGTGAGTTAAATGAGACAATACCTGGTACTGGTATAGATGCTGAATACTTTGATCCAAGAGGTCAAGTTGCTCATGATGGTACAGAAACTTTAAAAATACAAATACTATCTAAAGCTATACAAGCTGGTGAAGATTTGTTTTTTGAAACAACAGCTGCTTGTTGGGAAACTGAACCAAAAGAAACAACTGATTTAGATATTTATTACGAAGCAAGTCCAGCTATACCTATGACTTTAAAAAATAATAATATACAATCTTTTGTTCAGTCTTCTATAAATAAAGATTTAGCTAGTTCATTTTATGCTAAACCTAGAGTAACAGAAGGTAATTACGAGTATATAGAAATGTCTAGTGACGCTTATGTTAATAAATCTTTTCAAGATAATATAATACAAATAAAACATAATTATTCTTTACCACAAAGTATTTCATCAACTACATCCCCAACATCTGATAATTTAGTACCAACTTTTAATGCTGGTGGTTCAAACACTTTTAAAACAATAAATAAAAATATAGTTGCTATAGGTGACGAAGTTTGTTTTGCAAGACCAGATGGTTATCAAACAAAGTCAGTTATAGTAGAGCATTTACAACAAGTTGAAAACGCTGGACCAGACTCTTTTAAAGTTTCTAATAATATTGGAATAACACCTGGTTCTAGCGGCTTTAGTTTAGAAGTTACTGAAAATAAAACTATATTAAGATGTGCTACTACGACTGCTGGTGGTCCAAATGGTTTATTTTTATCTCAAGTTACTAATTTTGATGCTGTAACAAATGTTGTAGATGAAAATTTTAATACTGTTGCAACTCAAGATGGTGTTACTTTTTCTGATTCTGATTTAAGCGAAATAGCTCCAAATAGCCAAACAACTCAAGTTAAGTTAGGTATGCATGTTTATGGCAATGAGGGAACAGTAAAGCTTCCTAAAGGAACTTTTGTTGAAAGCACTAAATATATTAGTGCAATTAGTATTCCCGGTTTTACTTTTACCGAACCCCTTGTCGCGCTTGCTCAAGACATTGAAATATTAGAAATAACCTTAAGTAAAGCACTTATAAGTACTAATACTGGAGAAAATCTTATTGCAGCTTTTTGGGGCAACACTATTGGTATTACTTTCTTTTTTCAAGAACAAACAGGATTTTTTAGAATTGACAAAAATGTGTGGAGATATCCTGTTATTTTAAATTGGTTTAATTGTTATTCGTTTGGTAACGGCGTTGAGTCTGATAGAATACGTGATGACTTTAATACACCTACAATAGATAATGGCTGTAGAGTTTCTTCTACATTTTTAGAGTATGGAGAGGAGAATATAAGCAGCGGACTTATACACTCTGGTTTATATAACTCAATATCAAGTGTTAATAACTTGAACGAGTTTAATATGGCTGAGAAAATTACAAAAAATATAAATCCGTCATACGGTTCTATACAAGCTTTAAAAAGTAGAAATAATAACATAGTTGTTTTTTCTGAAGATAAAGTTTTAAAAGTGCTAGCAAATAAAGATGCTGTATTTAATGCAGATGGTAATCCTCAACTAGTGGCTACAAATAGAGTTTTAGGTGACGCAACACCTTATGCTGGTGACTATGGAATATCAAATAATCCTGAGTCGTTAGCTTCTGATAGCTATAGATTATATTTTACAGATAAACAAAGAGGCGCTGTACTTAGATTATCTATGGATGGTTTAACGCCAATATCTGATGTTAACATGAGAACTTACTTTAGAGAAAATTTAAAGTTATGTGATTCACTAGTTGGTACGTTTGATGGGGTAAATGGAGAATATAACTTATCTTTAAACTATAAAGAAGAGCATCAAAAACAAAACTTATCAGTTAGCTTTAATGAAGGTAGTAAAGGTTGGGTTAGTTTTAAATCTTTCGTACCATCAGCTGGTTTAACTGTTGCTGGGAAATATATAACTTCACCTAGTCAAACAACTGGCTCACAAGATACTATAAGTAAAATGAACAAAGTTTATGTTCATGATGACGATACTGCTGGTAGAAATAACTTTTATGGAACGTCTCATGACTCTTCTATTGAAATTGTTTTTAATGATTTGCCTAGCGTTGTAAAATCTTTTAAAGCTATTAATTACGAAGGAACTCAAGCTCAAGTTATAAACATGCAAACTCTAGCTGATGAAGGAGGCTTAACGTATTCAGATGAATATTATAATTTAGATGGACAGACTGGCTGGTATGTTGATACTTTTACTACAGACATGCAAGTTGGTCAAGTTAATGAATTTATCAATAAAGAAAACAAGTGGTTTAATAGAATAACAAGTTTAAAAAGTAATTTAACTGTTGCTGATATTAAAAATGACTTAGGCCAAATAGCTGTTCAAGGTTTAGGTAATCCTATATCTAGTGATTCAACTGGTAATATATTAAGTTCTACCGAAGTAAATATTGTTATAGGTGAACTACCACCACTTGAGATAATTTTTGCTCAAAACAATTCTCAGACAGTGCTACTTAGTCAAAACACGGGTTTAGTAAGTGCTCCAAAAAAATATACTTGGATAGGGCCTAATGGTGTTGTAGCTAGAATATATATTGATCCTGTATTAAATAACACAGAAGTTGATTTTATAGTAGATGGAACAATTCCTTTTAACATAGGTGCTAGTGGTCCATATTTACAGACCGATTTCTATACTGAGTTTAATTACTTTGGAAATGTAAACACAAATTATACACTTTTTGGAGAAGGTCTTTGGACAATAAAAATAGAAGAGTTTACTAATTTTGACGAAGCTGATGATCCTATAGACTTTTCAAGTAGATCTATTACAGGTCAAGTGTTTTTAACTGACGGATCTGGTTTTTCAGAAAACTTTGATTCATTAACTTTATACAATGGCTAATTATACTATAACAAATTTTTTAACAACAGAAACTAAAAACGATTCTATATTTTTTAACAATATGGCTACTTCTGGTAGTATTACTATAAAACCAAACTCTGGTTATGTAGTTTCTGCTTCAGATTTTTCTGTAATTAATTTACCATCTAGTATAGAGTCTGTAGTTTTTACTAATTCATCTACTGCTGGAGCTGTTGGTAACAATGTTGTAGGTACTGCTACATTTAGCTCTGATTTTACAGCGTCTTCTAATTTAAATATATTTTTAAATATAGTTGGTGATGCTAAGTTGTTTGATGAAAACGATGTTTCATTTTCTTTTAAATCAAATATAATAGACAATAGTGGTAATAATTTATTTGCTACGTCTACTTTTACAGACTCAACAAGTTCTTTAACAGAGTCTACTACTGACGGTATAAAAACAGTTGCTATATCTAGTACTTTAAAAAAAGATGTTAAAACAACTATAGGAACTTTAAAAGTTACAGCTACTTCAGGTTATTATTTTAAAAACAAACCAATATTATTTTATAAAAATTCAGATGCTGATTTTATTGTTATTGAAACAACGTCTGTTGTAAAATCTAGTGGTAATGTTTTTATTAGAGGTAGAAAATCTTTAATAACAGAATACTCTTTTGATATAATTGCTACTGTAAATAGAAATATAACAACAAGTGATATAAACTTAATTTACACAGCTCATAAAATACACGAAGAAGTAAAACAAATAACTAGTTTTAATTTCAGTAGAGAGAGGTTTATAAGCGCTTTAGGTGAAACTAAAAATATTAAAATAAAAGGTACTAGAGGTGCAGAGTTTAGTTTAATTACTCACAAATCTGATGGAACATCTATACTAAGAGCTACAAATGATACTGTTATATCTAGTACTTTTGGCTCAATACCATGTATAACAACATCTATTCCAGGTAGTTCTATATCTAAACCTGAAATTAACTACATACAAAGATTTCCAGCTAGTTCATCTGAAACATATACACTTTCAATAATACCTAAAAATGGCACCACGTTAGGTTCAAGTGTTAAAAGTAAGTATTTAATAAAACAAGTTAGTAATCCAGTTATAACATTTCAAGCTATAGAATCTCAAGCTAATGTTAGACTAGATAGTAGCGCTTCTATTCAATTTACTGGTAGACCTGGTAAATTTATGAGAGATCTTGAGCACATAAGTGGACTTAGAAGTTCTACTAAAATAATTGTAATAGCAACAGCTATAAATAGTACAGCTTTTAATTCACCACCAACTGTCCCAACTTGGTCAAGCTCTGATCAATCTAGTTCTTCATGGACAAACTCTGTACCATCTTCATCTCAAGGTAATAATCAAATTGAAATAGTAAACATATCAGCTGTTAGATCGAATACTAATACAACGTTAACAGTTGAGTACGATGTTTTAATTAAAAGATTTGGTGATGGTAATACAACATTTACTTTAAATATAGATAACATAGCAACATCATCTTAACATGGCAGAACAAATAATACATTTAAAAAGACAACATTTTCCATCTTTACAAGTTGGTGATATAATATATAAGTCAGGAACAACAACTGTAGAAAGTACTTTTAACGTTAGTGAAACTTCAGGTATACAAAAGGTGGGAGAGGTTAAAGGTGTAGTTGATGGTAGTATAGTAGACGGTGCTACAGATCCACTAAACCCTATTACAACATTAACTAAAGCTATAACAGTTGAGATCGAAGAAGATGTTGAAGTTACTAATACTGACTTTTTATTTTTTAGTAAAGACAATATAATTAATAAATCTTCTATTGTTGGCTATTATGGATCTGCTAACTTTGTAAACAATAATAGTAAAAGAGCAGAGTTATATTCTGTTGGTTGTGAAATAAGTGAAAGTAGTAAATAAATAGCAATAAATGTAACTATATTAGTAGTTAAATTTAATTAAATGAATAAAATAATAGATCTTGAAAGTTTTAAACTTAGTAAAGATTTTAGAAAGTCTGTTACAGAATTAGAAGCTAAATTAAAATATATAGCTGACGGTACTAATATAATATGCGGTACAGAAGAAGATCCTATAGTAACAGACAGTAAACAAATACCTATAGAACATTTTTTCATGGATGGTGTTTATGTTAGGAAGATGACTATGTTTAAAGACACTGTTGTTATTGGAGCTATACATAAACATTTACATATGTGTTTTTTGTTACAAGGACACTTAAGTGTTGTTAGTGAGAGTGGTACTAAAGAGTATATAGCACCATGTTATATAATAGCAGAGCCAGGTGAAAAAAGAGTTTTGTATTCTCACGAAGACTCTTGTTGGTATAATACACACAAAAATCCTAACAACACGCAAGATGTTAGAGAGTTAGAAGAGCAAATAGTAGCTTTAAGTTACGAAGAGTATAACGAATATATTAATAATAAAAACAAATAATTATGTCATTTGTAGCAGTAGGTATAGGGGTAGGAGTTGGTGCATCACTCATTAGTGGTGTAGTAAATTTTAAGGCAGCACAAAAAGAAGCTAAAAAAGCTAGGCAAGACAACAAAAGAGCTAAGCAAGAATATCAACAACAACTAGAAGCTTATAAAAACTTAGATACTAGTAATCCGTATTTAAATATGGAGAATGTTATGGAAGACTTAACTATAAATCAAAAAGAAGCAGAGTTCTCAAGACAACAGTTTGCACAAAGTCAAGCTAATATAATGTCGGGTTTAAGAGAAGCCGCGGGTGGTAGTGGTATAGCAGCACTAGCTCAGTCACTAGCACAACAAGGTCAACTAGCTTCTCAAAAATCTGCTGCTAGTATAGGTAGACAAGAAGCTACTAATCAAAGATCTGAAAGAGCTATGGCTGGTCAATTACAGCAATTAGAGAGAAAAGGTGAAATATATTCAAGAGGTTTAGAACAACAAAGAACAGAAACTTTATTAGCTATGGCTCAGCAAAGAAGAGCAGCTGCTTTAGATAGAAAAGCTCAAGCTCAACAAGCTAAAACAGCGGCTATAACTGGAACTATAGAAGGTATAGGTCAAGCTGGTTTAGCTGGCGCTCAAATGGGCGCCTTTGGAGGGGGTGGTGGAAGTCGTGCTGCTAGTGGCCTTACAGATACTTCATTATCACAAGGATTACAAAATACATCTCTTGGAGATTTAGGGCAATCAAGAACTACTTTAGAATTTCCTAAAATAACACCATTAGAACAAGCTTTAGATAGAACTAATTATGGTCTAGATAATCTTTCATTTGGTGAGGCTTTTCGTATTGGTAGAACTGCATACGGTGGTGGTGATTATTCTCAAGGTGCTGGTGGAACTTTTATGTATAGAGGAGCTCCATATACAACTAATTTAGTAGAAGAAGTTGCACCAGGAACTTTTGGTCCGGTAATAAATCCGTAATAAATTAATATCAAATAATATGGCTAAAAAAACTTCATTAAGTAGTGCTTTAATAGCGGGCGAAGCTGCTATAGGTAAATCTAAAAAAGAATTAGGTGCAGCTAAATTGCTTGGTACTTTTGCTACAACATATGCTATTAAAGGTGTGGTAGATGGTTTTACAAATTTTGTTAATACTAAAAACCAAGAGTATCAAGCACATGCTCAAAAAGTTTTAGATGAAGCTGGTCACTTACCTTCTTCTGAATATGACGCGCTTTATGATAATTTAATGGAAGGTAAAAAGGGTTACATGTTTGGTGGTAATAAAGGCAGAGCTTTATCTATAAGAGATTTAAATATGAAAGCTCAAGACTATGCTGAATATAAAGATTTAAGATTAAATTTATCTGAACTTGCTACAGGCGGTACTGCGGAAGGTGAAGCACTAAGTTCTTATTTTGCTACAACACCTAGAGGTCAAGCTTATTTAGACTTATTAAAAGATAGTAAAAGACTTGTTCAAAAAGTTTGTCCTACAGATGAACCTAACTGTGCCGACGAAGGTCGTATGGGTGTTATGGTTGATGGACAATGGACATCTATATCTAAAATAAATCAAGATTTAAATAAAAACTTATTTGATAGAGGTTTTCAAACTGGTTTAAATGGTTTAGCTGATAAAGTTACAGAAGCTTCTTTAAAAGTTAGAGAAGGTGAAGATGTACAATTTCCTGAAAAATTAATAAATCAACAGTTAAGCACGCTACTTGGTAATACAGCAAACAGAAAATCTGTTTTTTATGATAAAATGTTTGGTAACACCTCTATGTATCAAGATCTAGTTAGTAAAATAAGTAGTGGTAGCTACAGTGATTTGGGTATATCAGAAGATCTTATTAAAAAATTAGATCCTAATGGTGGTAATGTAACACCAGAAGATGCAGGTGTAGTAGTTAGAGAGTTGTTTGATAATCCTTTATATGCTGATTTAGCAGACGCTGAAGCTCTAAGGTATTACGGTGGTTTTCTAAAACAAAACTTTAACAACGCTATACCAGCTAGAACTAAATTACTACCTGGCTTTTATTACAAAGGTGGTAGACCTGTACCAATACCACAAGATGCACCACCTGATCCAGCTAGTGGTAACATAAATATACCAGACGAAGTTCTTGGATATATACAAGGTTTGTTCGCTGGAACAGAACAAGAAAAAGAAGTAGCTAGAGATATATTAAGCAAGTATGGTATTACAACTGGTAATGATGACAATTTAATAAGCAATGTTGACGACATTAAAAAATAATAACGGGTAACTAACGAAACAGTATGGCAGATAAAAGATATTTTCAAATATCTAACGGTAAGATATTTGAATCAGATGATACGCCTGAAGCAATAGGTTTGTTTCAAGCTAAAATTAAAGAATTAAATTTAACGGCTGAAGAAATAGATTATCAGCCGGGAAAGTTCCTAGGGGCATTTCCTCCGCCCCCAAACACAGACGAGACAACTCAGTCTCAAATAAATCAAGAAGGTACGGACTCAGAATCGGAAGATACTTCTTCGGATTCACAGTTGACTGAAATACCTTCTTGGTATAATCCTGATTTAGTTTCACAAGTAAATAAAAAAAGATACGATACTCAAGGCAATATTGTTGAGAGTCAAAAAAATGTATTTGGTGATTACGATGTTTTAACTTCTGATGAAATAAAAAGAAATCAAGAGTTGGAGCGAAAGCGTTTAAAACAAATAGAACAAAACGAATTAGCAAATAACATTAATAGTAAGAGCGATGGTATATTTGATTTTTTAGTAAGTAAAGATATTAAAAAAAGTAAAAGTAGACAAGCAGACTTTTTTAATAATAAAGCTAATGAAGCTATAGCTCAACTAGAAAGTGTGTACGGCTCTGATGAAGAGTCTCCGTTTATATACGAAAGAGTTGCAGACAAAAGAAATCTTGATAAAGTTTTAATAACAGATAAAAAAACTGGTGATAACATAGAGTTAGATTTTAATTTAGCATCAAAGTCTGGTATTATAAAAGAAGATATGTTATCTTCTATGCGTGATAATTCTTTTACTAACTTGTTTAATTTTTTAAATAAAAACTTAACTAGCGAAGACAAAGTTAAAGTTAAAGAAAGACAAGGCACTTTAATTAATAATAGAGAAAAACTACCAATTGATTTAAGTAAATTTGAAATAGATAAAATAAAAAATAACATTAATGATAATGAAAATATTTTTGAGCCTGTAGTTACAACTACAACTAGAGGTAAAGATGAAACAGAAATAATAAGAAGAGTAACTCAACCATACGAAGAAGAATTAAAAGAAGCTGAGCAATTGTTAAAAAACCAAGGTTTTGAAAATCCAACAAAACAAGAAATAGAAGATGAAGCTAGGCTTTTAATTATTCAAAACGATATAGAAGCTGAGCAGTCTAAAAAGCTTAGCAAGTTTATGAACACTATTGAAGAAACACCTTTATATAATGAGGTTAAAATAGGTTCTTTACTTAAACAAGAAAAAGATATAAAAGAGCTTGCTGCATATGAATTGCAGTATAAATCTAAAATGAATGATATATCTGATAGCGATGAAGCTAAAATAGTTAATGAGATGGGTAGATTTTTTAATGACCCTTCTGTTAAGTTTGAAATACCTGCTGGCACTGAAACAATAGAACTTGATGATGGTAGATTAGTGCCTGTAGATTATTTTAGAAATTATAAATTAGCTCATGGTATATTAGATAAAAAAATTCAAAACTTTGAAGAGTGGTCAGATGATAATCAATATAAAATAGATAACTTACAAAGCAGTGGATATAAAAATAATTTAATACAAAGAAACTATAATGACTTTGATAAGTTTGTTTTTAATATAAGTAGTGGTGCTGCTAGAATAATTACTAAAGCTGGTTATGGTGCTAATAAACTTGGCTATGCTTTAGCAGGTGTTGATAATAAAACGCTTGATAAAACTATGTTAGATATAGAAAGAGCTAACTCTATATATAGAAACAATTTTCAAGAGGATATAAAATTCGAAGACGCTTTTACAGAAGGAAACTTTGGTAAGTTTCTTGCTCAAGAAATAGGTAATCAAATACCTATATTTGCTACAATAGCTATACCTGGTATTGGTATACCATCTTTAGGTTTTTCTAGCGCAGGAGATAATTGGTTAGAAATGGTTAAAAAAGATGCAGAAAACCCAGGTGATCCTTCATCATTGTTTAAAAAAGTTTTAACAAGTGCTGGATATGGTACAGCTGAAGTTATTTTTGATAGATACTTAACTCTACCTGTTATGAAAAGATCTTTTAAAAGTATGTATGGTGGTAGCTCTAGAGCTATGCAAACCGGTATTGCAGGACTTAAAGAACAGTTTGTTAAAACAGGTAGAAGACAGTTATTAATAGATCCTATATTAGAAACATCTTCAGAAGGACTAACAACTATATCTCAAAACATTTTAACAGGCGCACCTATAACAGAAAACCTAGGCCATGCTTTATTTAGCGGTGGTATGTTTGGTACTATGTTTGGTCATGTACCTTTTTATAAAGGCGCTATGATGAATTATTTTTCTAGGCCTGAAATTAAAAAAGAGTATAATCAAAACTTAGATAAAATAACTGAACTTAAAAAGCAATTAGATGGTACTAATAAATATATAAAACCATCTACAGCTAAAATATTAAACGAACAAATACAAGACTTAGAAACAAAAAATAATAAAATATTAGAAGATGTTGAAAAGCAAATGGAGAACATGTCTCCTAAGTTTGTTGAACAATTTTTAGGTGCAGTATCTAAAAACGCTAGTATAAGTAATCAAGCTAAAAAAATAACTAATGATAATACATTAGATAATAAAACAAAGCAACAAGCGTTAGCAAATCTTCAAGAACAATTTAATAACAATCAAGCTATAATAAACGCTTTAAAAGATCCCAAAGCATTTGGTAATAAATTTAATGGTTTTATAAATAGTAAAGACCAAGCTGACATACAAAGAAGAGAAGATATATTTCAAAAAGCTTATAATCAACTTACGTTAGAAGGTAAAACACCTAACGATAAGCAAATAAATGATGCAGCTAGAATAATATATAATACTCAAGAAATAAGAAAAGATTATAAAGAAAAAAGAGGTAAAACAAAACTAGGTAAGTCACTAAAACAATATCAAACAGTTGAAGACGCTGTTAATGCTATTAATAAAATGGATATTAGTGATTCAGATAAACAAAAACTTATTGACGGCGTTAATAATGGTAATCACGGTGCAAATGTTCTTTTAAATAATGGCGAAAGATTACCTTTTCAAGTTGTAGAAAATATGGCTAAAGATGATAGGCTTGAAACTAGAACCCACGAGCTTGGTCACACTATACTTGAAGACGCCTTCAAAAAAAATCCAGGAGCTTTCTCAGCAATAGCAGGTCAAATACTACAGCACGTTAAAAATAAAAATCCTAACTTGCATACTTTATTACTAGCAGAAACTAGAGGTATGACATCTGATGAGATTATAACTAGATACATGGAGATGGTTGTAGAAGGTAAAATAGATTTTAATAAAAACAAAGGTTTAGGTGGTTTAATGGGTTACTTATTCAGTGGTGGCGTTGCAAGAGCTACTAAATCAGATTTTGCTTTTAACTTTGAAGGTGAAACAGATGCTGTTGCATTTATAACTAACTTAGCTAAAAAAATAAAAGCAGGTACTGTTACTTTACAAGACATAGCGGCAATAAAACGTAGTCCTGTTAGAAAGAAAAAATATATTATAGATAAATATTTTAATGGTAGTGAAACAAAGTTTTCACAAGCTATTTCTAAAAGTAATCAACAAATAGCTGCTAGAAATGAAGAGTTATTTAATAAGATTAAAAGAGACGCTAAAGTTAATGGAATAGAACTTGATGAAGTTTATTATGAAAACGATAAAAAGTTTTACAAAGCTGTATCAGACAGAGTTAGAGATCAACTTATTGAAAACAATATGAAAAAGGCTTATTTGTTGGCCAAACAAGCTTATGAAGGAGGTGTTGCGTCAGGTACAAAAAGAGTTAGTCTTGAAGATTTTCAATTAGGTTATCTTGCGGAGCTATCTGATTTAGGTAGAACATGGAATCCAGCAGAGGGTGTTCCATTTGGTGCTTATGTTAATAGCTTACTGCCTGCAAGATATAATCAAATACTAAACGAAATAAAAGGTCAAGGTCCTGAAACTAGATCTATGTCTACAGCAGAAGGCGACATGGATATTGCTGACACTGGAACAACGGTTGGCGGAGGAGGTGTTGGTCCTGTAGAAGCTGGTAAATTTGTAGCAGATTTTCTTGATATAAAAAGATCTGACATACAAGATGTGACTGACAAAGCTGACTTGTCTAAAATACAAAAAGATCCTAGTTATAAAAGAGTTAAAAATGAAACTAAAACAGGTTCACTTAAGCCAACATTAAAACTTGTTGGTGACAAAGCTGGAGTTAGTGCTAATAAACTTTCAGGTGCTTCTAACTTAACTAATACAGAAAGAGCAAAAGCTAGAAAGTTTATTTTTGACTTGGGTCAAAACAATAATATAATGAAAACCTTTATGCCTGAAGGTACAGATGCTTCTGGTAAATCAACTGGTATTGCCAACACTAGTCTTGGTAGTTTATATAGAAAGGGCACTCGTGTAAAAGCAGCTAAGACTGGTAGTACTCAAGGTTTACCAGAACAAATAAAACGTAGCAATGTGCCAAATCAAGAAGTGTTTGATTTATTTGGAATGGACTCTAATGGTAATGAAATTAAAAACGTTTCTGAAGTTGGTGATGGTAAAAAAACTCAGTTTGATGGAGCTATAAGAGAGTTTATTATTAACTTAGCATCGTTAGCAAACAATCAACAAATAAGAGTTGACAACCCTGGTTTGCAAGCAATAGGTGATCCTAAGCCTGAGATAATGTTTAGCGAGAAAGTTGATGCTATAATTAATGTAAGAGATCCTTTTGATCTTGAAGTAAAAGGTATTGATAAGTTGTTTTCTTCATTTAGAGCTGATGAAGATTTTATAAATCTTAATGATTTACAAAACACTTTTAATATAAAAACAAAAGAAGGAAGAAAACAATTTATTAAGCATATAAAGGCAAGTTTACTTCCAATGTTTCCAAAAGATTTTTTCTTTACAATAAACGAGAGAGGTGAAGTAACAGCGGATGTTTTTACGTATAGTAACGCAAACTATAATTTAAAAAGATCTGTTTATAAAGACAAAGACAAAAAAAATAAACTTATACCTAAAGGTAAAAAAGTAGGTGACTTTAAAAAACCTGAAGAAGCTAAAATGTATGAAGATTTTAAAAATGAAATAAGGGCTTTGGCTAATGATACAAGCGTAAAGTTTGGTAAAGATATTGTAGACTCTAAAGGTAAAAAAATAAATCTTAATATAATTAAATCTTATAACACTATATTTGGAAATAAAGATAATTTTATTGATAAGATAAAAAATAATAAGAAAGCTATAAATAATTGGAATAAAAGTGTTGGTGCTATACATAGAGAAATGTGGTCTAGATTTAATAACGCTATAAATAACGATAACACTAATAATAAAGTTGTAACTAGAGTTATTGGTACATACTTAAAATTAACAGCTAATGATAAACAATCTTGGCACAGATTAGGAGCTCAAATGACAGGGTACTCTAAGAGTTTAACAAAAAGACAAAAAGGTGAACCTAACATAGAGTTTGAACATGCTATGCCAGCTACTGCAGCATATTTATATTTGTTAGACGCAGCGATTGATCCAACTAAAAACTTTGAAGCCTCTTATAATTCTATAATAAAAAACTATAAGTTGATAGTTTTAGACAAAGCTATGGATGATAAATTAAGATTTGCTAAAACAGAAGGCGGTTATAGCTTAAGAGATCGTATGCCAGATAATTGGAGTGCTGTAGATGGTAATTGGTGGCAAAGATATTTTAACAAACTTGTAGTAGGTGTAGATGGTATAGGTATAGACCCTAATTCTATAGTAGGTTTAGATGGTAAAACATTTAGTGAAACTTTTGGAATAAACTCTAGCGGAGATCCAGCTGTTATTAAAACTTCTAGGAAAACTATAAATAAAATAAATAACACTAAAAAAGCTCAAGACAATTTAAACAAATTTAGTAAAAGTAATAAGTCTAGAGGCATGTCTACTTTTGATTTTGATGAAACAGTAGGTGTTAGTGAAAATTTTATTATAGCTAAAAAAGGTAATGATGTTCAACGTATAGCATCTAACGAGTGGCCTTTTGTTGGCGAGCAACTAGCAGAAGATGGTTATGAGTTTGATTTTACAGACTTTAATAAAGTTACTAAAGGTAGACCTGGTCCTTTGTTTGAGAAAATGAAAAATCAAATAGCTAAATATGGTGCTGATAATGTATTTATACTTACAGCTAGAGCACCTGAAAGCGAACAAGCTATACATGATTGGCTTGCTAGTAATGGTATAAATATACCCAGAGAAAACGTAACTGGTTTAGGTAATAGTACAGGTGAAGCTAAAGCAGACTGGATGTTAGGAAAGTTTGCAGAAGGTTATAACGATATGTATTTTGTTGATGACGCTATAACAAATGTAAAAGCTGTTAAAGAAGTTTTAGATCAACTAGATATTAAGTCTAAAGTTGTTCAAGCTAAAATTAAAAATAGCGAAAAAATAAGTGTAGATTTTAATAAAATATTAGAAGAATCTAAAAACGTTTTTGCTGATAGAGTTTATTCAGCGCAAGAAGCTAGAGCAGAAGGTTTAAGAAAAGGTAGGCTTAGATTTTTTGTACCACCGTCTGCTGAAGATTTTAAAGGATTACTATATTCTTTTTTAGGTAAAGGTAGACAAGGTGATGCTCACGCTGCTTGGTTTAAAGAAAATTTATTAGATCCTTTTGCTAAAGGTATAAGAGAGTATAACACGTACAAACAAAGCTTAAGTGACGATTATCAAGTTCTTAAAAAGAAATATAAAAACATTGGTAAGATGCTTAATAAAAAAGTTGCTGGCACTGTGTTTACAAATGATAACGCTATTAGAGTTTACCTTTGGAACAAGTCTGGTTTTGATGTTCCAGGAATATCTGAGCAACAGCTAAATAAATTAGTAAATCATGTTAATAATAATAAAGAATTAAAAGAGTTTGCTGATTCATTAAGTGTTATATCTAGAGTTCCAGAAGGGTACATAGAACCAGAAGGTTATTGGGTTACACAAAGTATTGCTAGTGATTTATCAAATATAGTTTTAAAAGTTGGTAGAAAAGATTTTTTAGCTGAGTGGATAAACAATAAAAACATTATATTTTCAAAAGAAAATTTAAATAAAATAGAGGCTATATATGGCGAGGGTTTTAGAGATGCACTAGAAAATATGCTCTATAGGATGGAAACTGGTAACAATAGACAAACTGGTAGTAATAAACAAGTTAATATGTTAATGGACTGGATAAACGGTTCTGTAGCTGCAACAATGTTTTTTAATATAAGATCAGCTACACTTCAAACAATATCATCTGTTAACTTTATAAACATGTCTGATAATAACATATTTAAAGCTGCAGCTGCTTTTGCTAATCAGCCTCAGTATTTAAAAGACTTTGTGTTTTTATTTAACTCACCTATGTTAAAACAAAGAAGAGCTGGTTTACAGATAGATGTTAGTGTTTCTGAAATAACTAGAGCTTTTAATCAAGGTAAAAGTAAACCACAAGCTATACTAGCTTATTTATTAGAGATAGGTTTTACACCAACACAAATAGCAGATAGCTTTGCTATATCTGCAGGTGGCGCTACGTTTTATAGAAACAGATTAAATACTTACTTAAAAAAAGGTATGTCTGAACCTAAAGCTAGAGAGCAAGCGTTTTTAGACTTTCAAGAAATAGCTGAAGAAACACAGCAGTCTTCTAGACCAGATTTAATATCAATGCAACAAGCTGGTCCTCTTGGTAGAATAATATTAGCATGGCAAAACACACCTATGCAGATGACTAGGTTAACTAAAAAAGCTTTGTCTGATTTAATTAACAGAAGAAGAACACCTGGTTATAACCAACTTCAAAGCGATATAGGTAATATATCATCTATAATGTATTATGGTTTAATGCAAAACTTATTGTTTGGCGCTCTTCAAACTGGATTAATGTTCACACTGTTTGGTTGGGATCCTGAAGAAGAAAAGAAAAGAACAATGGAATTACGTGTTGCTAACGGTGCATTAGATACTATACTTAGAGGTACTGGTATATACGGTGCTGCAATATCTACACTTAAAAACGTTTTATTAAAATGGAAAGAAGAGCGTGAAGCTCCAGCTTGGAAAAGAGAAAATTTAAATATAGCTCAAGCAGCTGTAGACTTATCTCCACCTATAGGTAGTAAGATGAGGAAAATAATGCAAGCTGTTAGAACAGAAGAATATAATAAAGGTGTTAGTAAAGAAATAGGTTTTAGAATAGAAAACCCTAACTTATCTATAGCAGCTAATTGGACAGAAGCTTTAACAAACATACCAGTTGCTAGAGTTTTAAATAAAGCTAATAACGTAGAAGAAGCTTTAACTGGTAATCACGAGACTTGGCAGCGTATAGCTTTAGCTTCTGGTTGGAATAGATGGAACGTTGGTGTTGAAGATGAAGAACTTAAAGCAGCTAAAGATACTGTTAAAGAAAAGAAAGAGGCTGAAAAGAAAAGGAAAAGAGAGCAAAAGAAACAAGATAAAAAAAGAAAACAACCTAAAAAATTTAGATGTAGGAAAACAAAGTCTGATTACACTAGATGTAAAAACATGACTACACATCCTACTCAATACTGTTATGCTCATAGGTAAACATGTAACTATAAATAAAAGAATAAATTATGATTAATTGGATAAACTCTTGGAACTCCAAGAATAAAAAAGAAGTATACGAATTAAACTTTAGATTAGGTACAATAACT